GATAAAGACGTGCCGGGAAGTGCGGCAGCAGTTTTGGCCAAAACTCCGCCAAGAATCGCAGCCTCTTGGTCATATACAAAAGTGGGTTTTTGGTCCACAATTGAAGTAGTAAGGCTGGGCTCAAAACCCCCTTCGCTTGCGATGCCTTCAAGAACAGGAGCTCCTACCCTGTTTAAAAGTCCTTTGCCAAACAACTTGCCGAAAGCTAACGACTCCGCCGCTCCTAATGCCGCGGCACCAGGAACGGTCATATCAACGTACTTCTTAATGAGCGCCTCTTTTTGGTTCTCGCCCAACGCACCAAACTCTCCTGCGTCAATCTTAGCTGTTATCCGTTCCTCGACCTCTTTGGTCAACTCACCCCCCGTCAACGCCATTCCCGTCGCAACGCCCAGAGCAGGGTTTGCCGCGGTGGCACCAACTGTTGCCACAAGAGGGGCCGCGTTGAGAAGCATTTTTGCACCCAAAGCCTCCATGTCTAAGCCATCTTCTCCAAGTATGTCCCTGTTCGCGGCCCTTCCAGCCTGCGTAAGAGCAACGGTCCTACCATCTGCACCAGGGGTTCCCATTACGTTGGTGGCGGCGCGATCCGCAAGGGTGTCGAAGTTCTCAGCTACACCGCGAATGTCGTTGGCAACCTGATTGTCGCTGCCAGAAACTATCGAGTTGTAATTGGGGTTTTCGCCCAAAGCCTTTGCAAACCCATAGTCAATCTCCGGTAATGCATTTCCGCTCGTGTCAAGCTGCTTAATTCCTGTGTTGTACCCGTATCCATACTCGGTGGCCGGATCAAAGTAATCAATAATGTTCGCAACGCCTCTAGCACCAAGTCCCCCGGTTTGAGCCAAAGTCGAAGCTCCAAGGCCCCCGTACCCAGAATCTAAAGACGTATCCCGCCCCATTGGGAAGTTTAGGTCAAAATCTGTTGTCTGGTCCGCCACTGGAAACGTGGCTCCAGGAAACATGTCCGCATAGCTTGTAACAGGAGGGGCAACTACAGTGCCCGCGCCAGACAAAAGAGCTAAGTCCGCAGCATTACGTTCCGTTTCCGTGTCATACTCATTCACAAACGCATCGTAATAAACTTCCGTAGGGAAGTCCGTTAGAGTCGTCGCCGTGTTGTCCCCGGTAGAGTTTAGTTTAGCCAATTCCGCTATAGTAAGATTGTCGAAACCGCCGCCAGCATTCGCAACCACGTTGTCCGCAGGCAACGAGTCGAGAGAAGCCTGATCGGATGTTGATGGTTGAAACGACGGGGGTACGGGATCTTCAACCAGGGACTCTCGACGTAACTTGTCTATTTCAAAAACATCGCCCGTTTCAGAAACCGTGCCGTCATCGTAAGTCATCTGGTACAAACCAGGGATTTTGTCCCCGTTAGCGTCAGTAGCAACTCCCATAGTTCCGGTTTTTGGTGCGCCTACCAGAGTATCTACAGCCGCTTCGACGTTGCCGTCACGGCCAATGTCATCCAAGATTTCGTCATACGGGGTGTTAACCATTTTGCCGCTGTCGTCTACAACAAGGTCCGTGGACAGAGTAACACTGCCATCGCCTGAAGAACCAAGTGTCACGATATTCTCGCCGCTGATTAAATCATCAGCCGTAACCGTAGAAGCACTCCCGCCAACCCCAAGGTCCGCGTTCAAATCGCGTCCGCCGCCGCTGTCGAGATTAGTAATCCCTCCGGTGTCAGTAGGCAGAACAGTGGAGCTAAAGTCGCTGTTGTCAAAAGCCGTCGCAGCAGATGCGTCGTTCGCTGCACCTGTAGCCGCGTCCTTCGCGTCAAGGTCCACACCGCCGTAGCTAACAACCTGATCAGCCACAGATAACGGAGCCGGAATAACAGAAGTCTTGTCCTGACTCTTCAGAACAGCAGCCATCGTATCCGAACTAGGCGTATAACTCTCGTCGTCATCCGAAACCGCGTTGTACTCATCAACCAAAGCCTGCTCGTCAAAAGACAAGAGATTCGTGGGCCGTGAAGGAGGGACCAAGCTAGTAGCAGGGGGGAGAACGAAACCTCCTGAAGCCTCATCATAAACAACCCCTTCAGTCCAACGAGATACCCGCTCTGCTGCTGGTGCCGTTGCTACAGTCTCCGTAAAGTTTGTATCGTTCTCAAGTGCATACTCGGAAGAGGTACTGCCATCACCAACCCGTCTGTCTTCTACAGCAGTTGACGTATCAAGAACCGGATTGTCAGGATCGCTGTAGTCGTTGTAAAAAGTAGTCGGAGCAGGAGCACCGCTCGGCGGCTTGTTATCGTCGCCGCCGCTGTTGTACGTCTCAGTGACCGCTTCGCCGCCAGTCGTAATCTCCGACCAAGTGTCTTTAACTGCCTGAAAAAAACTCATCGCGTCGTCCCCTTAAATAAACTCTCAAGACCCGCCGGAACAGAACGCATCAACGCCTGACTGCGCCCCAAACCCGAACTAACCGGAACACCAACACGACTCAATGGACTCATCTGACCACGACGGCCAGCAGCACCAGACTGCGGACCTAAAGACAAGGGCCGAGTAACCTGCTTCTCGCTCAAAGAAGCAATCCCCGCAGATAAATCCTTCAATCCAGACGCAGCAACCTGCTTGTCAACACGCCCCTGTGGCCGAACAGGAGGAGGAGTGTACTCCTTGCCACCCAATAACTCAGTCGCATACTTCTTCGCTCCCTTGGATACCTTGCCACGGTCCACGTTCCCAAGACCGCCGTTGTAAGCCATCAACGCAGACGAAACATTCCCGTCATACCGCTCAATTAACCCACCCAAATACTCCGCGCCAAAACGCAAATTGTCAACCGGATCAGAACGGTCCTGTATAGGCGTAACACCCATACCAGGCGCTATGCCCGTCTCCAACATGATCTGAGTTAACCCAATCTCGCCAGCAGCACCCTTCGCATTCGGATCAAAACCACTCTCGCGCTCAACCAAACGGACAAATAACTCAGGATCTACATTATAACGCTTCGCCATATCCGAAGCAACGCGGCGGTAACGATTCTTGTCCGACATTCTAAACCCCTGTATCTTTGGACCACGGTACTACATTCCCAAATGAAAATAAAGTGCGCATAAATTTAGAGGCTATAGCTACTCTTAGCTCGGATCTCGGTCCATGGTAATAACTTGTGGGCTACATGCAAGTGGAATGGAATTAGGGCGGAGTGATTTTACAATACCAGTATTATAGGACAGATGGAGTGCTACGCACCCGCTATATATAGGGGGACCCCTCAGCGGGCGGGCGCGATATCGAGCAGGATCGGCACCAGTTACCCCCAGCGGGCGGCGTGGTGCTGCGATGCAGCACGGGCGGGCGGGCAGATGCTGCGATGCAGCGGGATCCTAGGCTGGATATTCGGTGAATTAATTTCAGTTAGCGTGTAATTAATTGCATTTAGCGTTTGACTATCTATCTTATCTGTGACCATACTCTAGTATGGAAAGCAATAAAGCGATCCTCTCAATTAAGGAAACGATACCATGGAAATCCAAGACCAACTTGCAATCGTCGAAGCCAAGATTAAGAAACTCCAAGCGCAACAGAAAGTCTTGCGCGCTGAAGCAATTGACGGTGGGTTTGCATACTACGTTGAAACCATCCGCAACACTGCCCCATCCCTCACATGGTGGAAAGAGCAGCACCCCAAGACTTGGATGCGTTATGCCAAAGAGGGTAAGGTCAAACACTTCACTTGGAAGTAAGACCATAGCGGTGACCAGCCTCGCAAGAGGCTGGCATCCGCTGCGATCTTGCAGCACTCAACTAGGGATATCACAATGGGAAACAGAGCAACAATCGAGATCCAAGACTATAGCGGAGACGCGCCCGCCTACATCTACCTGCACTGGAACGGGTCGCCGGAACAGGTGGTCGACGTAGTGAAGGCAGCTGCGCCACGTATGCGAAAGAGCGATGCATCATACGCCACTGCCCGCCTGATCGGCGAGCTACACAACCGGATCGAGGGACACCTGTCGCTGGGTGTCACCAAAGCAAAGGTCGAGTGGCGTGAACAGTGGGACAACGGCCACTATACAATCGACCTAGGTGCCGGGCGTATCGAGCAAACCTGCTTCGTCGACGAGGATACCACCGCCACGGCTATCGTTGCGGAAGGCCTCGAGTTCAGCAACGGCTAAACCACCGCCCAGGCGCTCCGATATATATCGTCTCCGCGCCTGGGCTACACGCAGCGCGGACAAGGCAGCAGACCCGCAGAGCGGCAAGGACGCAGAGCAGTCGCTCCGCTCCTAAAATTTTGTCAAGCCGCAGAGTTTTTATTTTTTATTTTACTTTATTCTGTTGACTGCATGCATGTAACCTGTTAGTTATTGGGTACGCCAACTGAGGCGGTCAACAGTAACAAGGATTAGTTCCATGAAATCATTATACACAAACCCATTGGAAATCGAGATTAGCATTGATCTCGGCATTGGTGAAATCCAAACCATTGTCACCGCGCTGGAAAAAATCGTTGATGCGGGCGAAACTTCATACTCGGCAAGAGAACTACTCAAGTCTCTCAATGCCGCCAAGTCCGAGAGCGTCCGGCAATTGCGAGACAGCCTCAAGCACTACGCATAAAACAAGGGCCCTTCGGGGCCCTTTACTTTTGCCCGCTGCGCTCGAGCCAGGCACCACCGCCCTGGCATACCGCGCCACCGCCCGCCCTAACATATAATAAAAGAGAGAGGCAGGGCCGCAGGGATTCATAAAATAAAACTTGCACTCTGCTCACATTCTGCTAGTATAAAACTCTATCTCAATTAAAAAGGAATCAAATCATGAAATCCGGAATCATCTACAACGGGCCAAGCCTATTGGATGGCAAGCCAATCGTTGTTATCGCGACGTTCTCAAACCGCAACACAAAGACAGGCGCGGTCGTGCAAACCTATATCTTGCGCTCAGATATCAACCCACTGGAAGCAAGCAAGACGGGCGAAGACTTCTCAATTTGCGGCAACTGCACCATGCGCGGGGAAGTAAACGACGATCCAAAGCGCAAACAAGCCAAGGGGCGGCGCTGTTACGTTAACCTAGGCCAAGGCGTCTTGATTGTTTACAAGTCATTCTTGCGCGGCGTGTATCAAGTCGCGGACAATACCGCGGACCGCAACACCATAGGGCGCGGGCGCTTCGTTCGCATCGGAACCTATGGGGATCCAGCAGCAGTGCCCGCGGGCGTGTGGACGGATCTGCTAGCAGAGGCCACCACGTTTACCGCATACTCACACCAAAGCGGCTGGCGTCCGGACATCGCGATGCAAAGCGCGGACAATCGCGCCCAAGCAATAGCCCACTGGAAAGCAGGGCGGCGCACGTTCCGCGTGATCGCGGACCTTGGCGACCTAGACAAAAGCAACGAGGCCCTGTGCCCCGCATCAAAAGAAGCAGGGCGGCGCGTACAATGCACAGCCTGCAAACTTTGCAAGGGATCGAGCCTAGGTAAATCAATCGCAATAGTGGAGCACTAGATCATAGGACCAAGGGCCTCGGCTCTTGGTCCTATGCTTACAAAACCTGTGTTTTGCAACACACAGCAGCGCGTATGCTTACGCGGCCACCTTTAATTCAAGGCGCGAATCAAAATAAGACAGAGCCCCAAGGCCGCAGGGCCGCAGAGTTAAGACGCAGGGCGCAGAGCCGCAGAGTATATAGCCTCTAAACGAGGCCGCAGGGCGCAGAACAAGGCCGCAGGGCCATCAAACCGTGCATGTTCGGTGCCCGAGATGCCAGATGCAAGTAACGTGGACCCAGAACCCCCATCAAATAAAAGTAGATCACGCTCCACGGACCTCTTTACCAAGATGAAATTTGCCCCACCTCGTACCCAGTATGCTGTATTCCACGCGACCTGATGGGGAGAAAGTTTTACTCCATTCCCTTTAGAAACTTTTAGTTCAAGCCAAAATGGTAGGCCGTCCCACACCATATGTACGTCAGGAACACCGCCCCCGTGCTTGTTTTCAATCCTTGTCGCGAAGCACTTCTTCGGTAGGTTCGACCTTAACGTGTTCCAAAAGTTCGCCTCTGGTCCCTTGCTCATCTGGGGTGATATCCTTTGCTGTGCCTTCGATCACGAACGCTTGTGGGTAAGCCTTTTGCAACATAGTAAGACGAGCGGTGATCTCATCCCGCGACAGTTGATCGATGGTGTTGATTGTTTCTCGCCTGTCTATTGTCAGACCACCCAAGGCAGAGCGTATCTTCTCCGCGTTGATGGCAGCAGAAAACTGACCAGCCTCTTCCGCACCTAACGAGAGTTTGTGCAGCCTCTCTAGCTGACCGATAGTAGACACCGCATACCTACGCTCCCGCTCCTCCCGCAGTTCAGTGATGTACTCCAAGACATGTGGGTAGTCGCGACCATTCACCAGAGTAGACGCTTGCTTTGCAGCTATGTCAGGTGCGAACCCCGCCTTCCTCGCACACTCAGCGTTGCTGTATATGCCCTCGACAATGAACCTAGCAAACGTCCGCTGCCTGTTGGTCAGAGTTCTGCCGTGTTCCTCTTCGATCTTTTTTGCAAGAGATGCCATCGTTGCCCCGTTTGTTGTTTGGATGCATGTTATAACAAGTTTAATTCAGAGGCAATCTTTCCTATATAGGGGTTTTCACCAGAGAAACGTACTCAACGTACTCACTTTGTAATCATCCATGGGCTACTTAGAGAGTTGATATTACTAAATAACTTTGTCACTGAGTACGCTTAGTACGTCGAGTACGTTTATTTTAAATGGATTAAAACTTTTTTACTTTTTTTCTGGAGAATACCCCTATAGGGAACTCAGCGTACTCTGGACCGTGGACCGCGAAACAAATCACTTGACCCGTGGACCGTGCTGCAATAGCATGCATGCAGTACGCAAGTCTTAATTAAACCAGACAAGGAGCAAGGACCATGAAACTAGAACTAAAGAACATCAAGCACACTGCGTGGGCTAGCGAAGAGACCCACTGCTATCAGGCCTCATTATATGTGGACGGCAAGCCTTTGGCTATTGTCAGCAACGATGGGCATGGCGGCTGTGACCGTGACTATGCTCACCCTAAGTTTGAGCCGCACACTCGTTATTTTGGAGGTCTGGGCGGCGACTATCGTTCTGTCATGGCGGAGGTTGATGCTTACTTCAAGTCGTTACCCAACACACCATCTGAGTGGAACGAGGACGGCATGGAACAGCGCCTAGAATTTTGGTGCGCGGATCAGGTCAACGATTGGCTCAGTGCTCGTGAGTTAAAGAAGAAGTTAAAGTCTGGTTTCTTGTTTCAGTTTGCTGACAAGGTGGGTGTGTTTGCTCACAAGACGCGGCCTTCTCGTGCTCACAAGGCGACCATCTTGAACGACCTGCCTTTTGCTGATGCGTTGGCGATCTGGAAGGAGACAGCGTGATGGGCAAGGGCATTGTAATAAGTTTGTATGACTTCACGGGCGAGGCTTGTAGGCCATGGGCCGAGGCAGGGTACGAGTGCTATGCGTATGACATTCAGCATGACCCTGACGATGAGGAGTATCCCGACTTCATGGGTCCAAGGAACAGCGGTACGATATCGTATATCCACGCTGATCTGCATAACCATGAAACATTGAACGCCATACAAGATGAGTTTTCTGATCAGCCTGTAGTGTTCGGCATGGCATTCCCTGTCTGCACTGACATGGCGGTGAGCGGTGCTGCGTGGTTCAAGAAGAAAGCAGAGGCCAACCCATCATTCCAAGATGAGGCTGTAAGCTTCGCCATGTGGTGTGCCAAGTTATTTAACAGCATGCACATCCCTTACTTCATCGAGAACCCTGTGTCTGTTTTGGCGACCAAGTGGCGCAAGCCTGACTATTCGTTCCACCCGTATGAGTATGGTGGGTACATCCCTTACAGCGAGGCGGATCATCCGCGTTGGCCTGAGTACATCGCGCCGTTTGATGCGTACAAGAAGAAGACGTGTCTGTGGACGGGCGGCGGGTTTGTCATGCCTGACAAGGTTGCTGTTGATTGCGAGGGTTACCATGGCAACGGCTACAGCACGGCGATGATGAAGCTGGGCGGCAAGTCTCAGCGCACCAAGGACATCAGGTCCGCCACACCACGAGGTTTTGCGAAAGCGGTGTATCAATCAAACAAAGGAGAGAACTAATGCCTAATCACTGTTATCAATCAGTCTACATCAAAGGTCCGCGGGCCATGGTGCAAGAACTATACTTCAATCTCGACTGCAAAGATCCGCGTTTCTGTGACGTTGTGGTGCCTATGCCTCTGCACGAGGCTGGCAACAGCTATGAGTGGTGCAACGCGAACTGGCAAACGAAGTGGGACGTTGCTGACGTTGAGATCATGGAGAAGCTGTTGATGTCTGACGAAGAAGGCCCAGAGCCAATAGCGTGGTTCGCGTTCAAGTGTTGGACGGCATGGTCTCCACCTATTCCTGTCTGGGATCAGCTTCATGCCTTGGGCATCGACGTTGAGGCGGACTACGAGGACGAAGGCGGTATGTTCGAGGGTGCGTATCAGCACGGCGAGGACGAGTGCTGTGGACGGGCAGGCGTAAAGTCTGTTGCCAAGCCTGTGAGGAGGTAGCGTGATGCCCAACGCAGACAAAGGACAATACAAAAGAGAGCACAGCCAGAAGTGGACCGACGACAATATTCTTGATGCGTTATGGATGCGCGACGAGGGGTATACGTTTAAGCAGATCGGCAATCATTTCGGCGTAACAAAGAACGCGGCGATTGGATTGCTGCACAGAGTGATGAAGGAAAGCGCATGATATTCTGGCATTTACTTGTGTTGACGTACACGTTTGAGAGCGACACTTACGTTTCCCAGATAGCGTTTCGGGATCAACCGTCCTGCGCCAATGCGATGGATGAGATATTCCCGACGCTCTTGGCCGAGTACCCAGATTCGATGGCCCAGTGCACTAAGACAGACACGGGATCAAGCTGGACGATACGTCCGAAAGCGAGGCCTGTGAAATGAAGGATGAAGAGAACGCAAGACTTAGGTCCAAGCTTGCCAAGCAGCGCACTGAGATAGCGCGTCTGACGCAGAAACTAGAGAAGCTAACAGAACAGAAGTCCGAGGTTGTTCGGGATATTAAATGGATGA